CAAGTCACTGGACGTAGAGCGTTAACAAATGATAATCCCGCAGTTGATGCAGTTATGTCTTTCTTATATCGTTCATCAGATACAGTGGCCCAGTTAGTGCTACCATGTGTAGTTCTTATGTCAGATGTTCCGTAGCCTATCGTAGTTGTGCTAGCTGAACCAGCCACATCATATCCAAAGGCATTAGACTCTGAACCAGCAGCCTGACCATGTACATTTGCCCCTATAAATGTATTTCTTCCACCCGTAGTAAGTGCTTCACCAGAGACTCCTGCTCTATAGCCTATAATAGTGTTTGAAGCACCCGTAGTTATGGAAGATCCAGCATTCTTACCAAGCACTGCATTATAACTAGCAGTAGTGGCACTAAGTAAAGCATTCTGACCAAAAGCCGCATTCTGTTGGCCTGTGGTGTTAGTATATAAAGAGGCATAGCCTACAGCAGTATTATGTGGCCCTGTGGTGTTATTATATAAAGCAACATAACCTAAAGCAGTATTCTCACCACCCGTAGTATTAGCATTTAATGATGCTAAACCTATCGCAACATTACTAGAACCAGTAGTGTTAGTAGTCATAGCAGCCTTACCAACTGCGGTATTATTAGAACCTGTGGTGTTAGCGTCTAACGCTTGATACCCAACAGCAACATTAGCTCCACCTGTTGTGTTAACTTGCATAGCAGAGGAGCCAACTGCGGTATTAGTAGCACCTGTAGTGTTAGATATTAAAGCAATTCTACCTACTGCTACGTTGTTTGCGCCCGTGGTATTTTGCTCCATAGCACCTGTACCCACAGCAGTATTATCAGATGCGGTGGTGTTGCGATATAAAGCAGTTCTACCAATGGCAACATTGTACTGGCCTGTAGTGTTGGTATACAAAGCAGTTTTACCATGAGCGGTATTGTAACTACCTGTGGTGTTAGTTAGCATAGCACCTTGACCAACAGCAGTGTTGTCTAAGCCTGTAGTGTTTTTCTGTAATGATTTATCGCCAGTAGCAGCATTGTTAGCACCTGTGGTGTTAGACTCCATAGAAGCAAAACCAACGGCAGTGTTATTACTTGCTGTGGTGTTGGCGTACAAAGCATCCCTACCAATAGCAGTGTTAAAACCACCTGTGGTGTTGATAACCATTGCAGTTCTGCCAAATGCAGAATTACTTACTCCTGTAGTGTTAGCTCCCAAAGAATCTTGACCAACAGAAGTGTTAGCAAGGCCCGTAGTATTTGCGTCTAAAGAACCCTGACCTACTGCGGTATTTTCTACACCTGTGGTGTTGGCTTTCATAGAACTTGCACCAACCGCAGTATTGGTAGTACCTGTAGTGTTGTAAAACAGAGATGTGAAGCCAATGGCAGTATTGTTGCTTGCTGTAGTAGCAGCATTTAAGGCAGCTTCACCTACTGCCGTATTATAATAACCCGTAGTCATAGCATACGAATTAGCATAACCAATCGCCACATTGCTATAACCTGTGGTGCTAGTTGTGAGTGCGTATCTTCCCATTGCAACATTATTAGAGCCTGTTGTATTTGCGTCTAGGGCAGTGTCACCAACAGCAGTATTGCTGGCTCCTGTAGTGTTAGCTGTTAAAGCAGCATTACCCATTGCAACATTGCCAGTACCCGTAGTGTTAGCCCTTAAAGAACTTTCACCAACAGCAGTGTTACTAGCTCCTGTAGTAGTAAGTTTTAATGAGTCAACTCCTACGGCAGTATTGTTTGATGCTGTAGTGCTAGTAGTAAGTGCCTCATGCCCTATTGCTGTATTGCCATTACCTGTAGTGTTAGCTTTTAAAGCAAACGAACCAACAGCAGTTCCGTCAACACCCGTAGTGTTAGACTCTAAAGATTGATAGCCAACAGCAGTATTATTATTTGCTGTAGTGTTAGCTTTTAAAGAATCTTTACCAACTGAAGTATTGTTGTCACCAGTAGTAACAGCAGTACCAGCGTTAGTACCTACCAATGTGTTGTTATTACCACCTGACGTAATGCTATCGCCAGCAGTAGATCCAGCCACAAAGTTATCTGTACCTGCTGTGACAGAAGTAATACCCTTAGTGGCTATGTTACCTGTCATCGTGCCGCCAGCTTTGGATAAATTGGCAGCACTACGCGTATCAGACACCTTCATTTGCGTGTCAATTAGGTTCATGTTGGTGTTAATTTTACCGCCCCAAGTATCTTCTGACGCGCCTACTTCGGGTTTAGTTAAGCCATAATTGGGTGTGGTTGTATCTGCCATTGCAATAATCCTATTGTTAATCTGTTTGCATTATACTATAAATTAGTCCAAGTCGCGCTATCCGTTGCCTTTGTAGCCCACGTTGCTACATCTATAGGCAATGGCTCGTACTTATAACGCCCTGTGGCTGTCATGCCTGACGCTGCGTTAATAGTAGCCGAACCAAACATAATAGCCGAACCATTAGCAATAACACTTGATACAGCATCAATTTCTGCGCTTGCAGAGTACACCATTGCACCTGTAGCCGTAACTGATGATGCGGCATTGATCTGGGCCGATGTGCTTAATACTAACTGTCCAGCAGCCGTAACATTGCTTACAGCCTCTACTACAGCACTAGCATGACCAAATTTCTGACCATTAGCCGTGACATTAGATACAGCCTGAATAACAGCCACACCTTGAGCAATACGTTGACCAGCAGCCGTAACATTAGAAGCCGCATTAATAACAGCAGCCGCGTCTACATAAGCAGCCTGCCCATAGATGTTAATGCCATAATAAGCAGCACCGTAACCGTTCATATTAAGTTAGGGTAATGTCAAATTCACCTGCTTGAAACCTAAACACATCACCGCTAGCGATTGGTTTACTAGCAGTTAAAGCTGTCTCAGCAAGCATATTGCCGCCAGAAGCAGCGTCCAATACAGCCGTATGCGTTACAGTACCCCAACTACCCGTAGCGGTTGGAAACTCTACCGCACTTGTATTGTCGATCGCACCAGAAACAGACGCATCAAAAGCCATAGCTTTGCGCGTGTATCCATTTCCAGATACTTCTGTACCAGTGCCGCCTGCGCCCGTGGCAGATGTATAAAGGCCGATATAGACGGTTGATGGTGGTGTATACGCGGCATTGCGAAATACATGATCTAGCACTTCATTTTCCAAAAACGTAGTAAATGACATATTAGTAACTTCCTATTTTTAATCTTAGACCTGAGCCAGAAGCGGTTGAACGGCTGCTAGCAGTATTAACCCTAGCTACGCCAGCAGAGTAAAGGGCGGCCCATACATTAGCCCTTTCATCTTCTTTTAAATATGGTGCGCTATGAAGCAATGCGCCATAAAGGTAAATATCTGGGTATTGTGTTAATAGCCAGTTAGTAGCGTTAGAACTAGATAGTGTGGGTATTTTTTCATAGTACATTAGGATTGCGCTATATGCACCATCTGGTGTTGGGAATAATTCAAACTGTGAAGAGTTTAGAGAATAATTTGTTGGCGTTCCTGTTGAGTTATTTACAGACGCTCTTGAGTTTTGCATAGTAGCCAAAGACATAAAGTTTAAGCTGCTAGTGCCAGAAGCGGTTAAATGAAAACGTATCGTAGATAACCAATCAGAAGGTATACCAGTAAATTGACTATCAACCGTAGTCTCTGCGCGTTTTTCCATGCGCCAATGTCTAATCTCATTGTTGATGGACGATTCAGCTAAAGAGATGAAATCAGGTATCGTAGCCGTTAGATCGTCACGGTTCAAGAAATTGGCAATAGATGCCTTTAACTCAGTGTATGTTGAAATAGCCATTGTGGTTCCTATAGTTTTGCTTATTATACCCTAAAGTATTCAGTCATACATATTGTTACATAATAAGCCAATAACATTCATATAATCATTATTATCCTATCTTGATTTTTGTCCTGCTACTATTTGTTTATTTTGGGGAATACCTGATACATTAGGGTCTTTTAATGTGAGCCAAGGTGGTGTTGCTATTCTTTCGTCCATTGTCATATTTAAACGCTCTTGAACATTTCTAGATTCTGTTTCGCCTGCTAAATTTCTATAAGCCATGTATTTTTCATCTGGACTATTTACCAGCCTATAAGCGTGTTCTCGTATTTCATCCATAGATACATCTTTATTTGCAGGGTTATTTTTCAACCTTTCAATCATACTTTCCATTAATTGATCTAACTGTCCCTTTTGGAATGTATTTGGGTTTCCACCTCTAGCAAAGTTTTCTTTTTCTTGTATCCAATGCTGGCGTTCATGCGCCATAACGCTACGCATATCAGGGTTATTTGGGGAATTACCTCCCTTTCTGTATCCTGCTTTTAAAGTCACATCACCCGTACTAGGACTAATAGAGCCTAAAGTGCCGCTATCAGAACCAATAATTTTCTTGTAGTCAATGTTTACATCATCAATAGATGGGTAAGCTGCACTAAAATTTGGCTGAACAATTACATCTTTTGATCTAAACGTACCTTTGGTTATGTCTTTAGATTCTAAATTTAATTCTTCAAGCGCGTATTCTTTGTAATCTTTACCTCGTAAATCAGAGCCATTTAATTTAGCAATCTGATTCAAATCTTCATTAGAAGCATTTTGTATAAAGTTTCTATGCGCTGCAATCGACCTTGTAGATTTTTCTTCAATAGAATCAAAAAGTGATGTAGGTTCTTTATATTCCAATCCTTGGTCACTTATTTCTTGTTTCCATTTACCATCAATATCTTTAAACATTGGTGCGCCTAGTTTGCTAGTCTCATCCCATATTTTATCTCTACTAGCACCTTTGTTAAATAAATCGGTAGCAAGCTTATAAGCTTTAGTATTTATAATATTAGACCTTAAACCTATAAACGTAGCCATTTTACCGCCACCAGTAGCTAAATCAAGCAAGTCTAATTCTGGTGATACGGTTAGCAATCCCTGCGCTTCTGGGTTTTGCTGGTAATAAGGTAATGGGTCACTGACACGCTTTAAGTATTCAGCTTCTGCTGACTGCATTTGATTAATCAAGCCCTGCTTACCTAACTCTAAGTTTGGACGGTCAGCAAGTAAACCAGCACCAATGGAGCCAGCTTTTATATAATCTTGCACTTGAGCCATGTAATCGTCTAACAATCCAGCCATTAGATAAAATACCTTACAATAAATATTGCTTGATTATACCACGATTAAACTAAACCTTTAATACCACGCTTTAACGCACCACGGTTCTTTCGTTTACTCTTGCCTAGATCGCCTGCTGCAAAAGCTTGAGCCATTTGCCTAAGTGCGTCTGCTGCCTCACTGTGACCTTCTGACTTATCAGGTATGGAAGTCCATCTGCTTTCACTGTTTGACCATTTACGCCTATATGCTTTTAGATGATCTAGTCCTTTGGCGCACTTCACCTCATCAATATAAATGTATGGAAAACAATCACTTACCTGCTGTATGCCCCAAAGTATATCTTGAATACGGGGCACTACTCGCCAGCTTGAGCTAGGCATTAACTCTTTAAGCATCTGCTTTGGGGATTTATTGCTAGTCTGGCCCTGCCTCTTGTGATCCGCGTCATGGGGTAGATATATATCATTAAACACCAAATCAAGCGATTTAAGCCACTTTACCGCATGGCTGTATGGTTCTGACCATGCTTCATAGAAGTCTATACAGCGCAGTTCTAGCCCTATCTGCTGCACTACCCATATGGCACAACCATCACTAGCACCAATGTCAAAGAAAGCCATACATGGGTGTGAGTTAACTACAGGAAGTTTACAGATACGCTTGTCTTCTTTTGCTTGGTTTAGTTCCCTACGCCAGAAGCTGCCTTCTTGAAATTCCAGATAATCCCCACCCCATACGTGAGAGTAACTGTCTGGTCTTTGCTCCTGATCTTCTAATCGCTGCTCATTTAGAACGTCTGGGAACCATGGGTTATCCTGCCAATTTATGGAAGTTATATTACAATGCTTGGGAGTGTTTTCAATAAAGCGCACATTCGTTGCAGACTTTCTAGACTGTCTGTTCCAGATACACCAAAGCTCGGAATTTTCTTCACGGATGGATGGGAGTAGGGTTGTATAAGCTGTCTCTGATATAGCCTCTGCTTCATCAATGAAAGCTAATATAATGCGTGACTTTGATTTGATGCTGTCTAGGTTGCGTGATAGTCCCGCAAATGAGTAGGTAATTAACCCATCAATGCTTCTGATAAAATGGTCGCCACACTCATAGTAATCATTAAGAAACGGGATGCTTTGAATACCGCTTTTAATCTCTGAAAACGATGATTCACTCAGACTGTTGCTGTACTGGCGCAAGCATAGTATCTGACCTGATTTTCCAGCCTTACCCCATCTAAAGCCATAAACCGCAGTCATAATAGCAAAAGCTCTTGACTTAGCCCCACCACGCCCACCATAAGCGCACCTGTACCTAGCTTCACCTTGAAAGATTGGAACCAGCTTTGGTGGTAACTCTATATCAACAATAGACATTAAACGTCATCAAATCCTTTGGCTACGAGTTGAATTACTGTAGGTGCTGACATAGAACCATCACTGCTTGTCTGGTCTACTGTGGACTTCTCTGACAGCCCATGCTTACCCATCAAAAGCTTAACTAGGTTAGCGTTCATATCACCGCCTAATCCACCATCCATAGCCACAGAAAATTGAGTTAACTTAACCTTTGCTAATATCTCCCTAAATTCATCATCATCTTCTGCCCATCTGTACAAAGTTGTTTCACTTATGTCTAAATGTAAGCATAGATCTTGGTGGCTGGGTATTAATCGCTTATAGACGTTAACGTAGTTACGGGCTTTATCTATTAGCTCTGGCGTTCTTTTAGTGGGTCTACCTGCTGGCATGATAACTATCTCTTTAAAGGTTTATTTCGTCTTTATAACACATTAAGACATTGAAGTTAATTGCAATGAGGACGGTGTAAG